TGCGTTGCTGTTTTTTGCGATGTATGTGTTTGTAACTTTTGCCTTGTGCTTAGATGTATTTGTAGCAGGCGCTGTACTGGCTTTTTGCTTTACATTAAGACTGTGCCGGGCCGTTATATATATATCAGAGCATATATCAGATAGCTTGGAATCACTTAACGAATTGACAAGCGACTTGGAAGAATATGCAAACGATATTTTGTCTAAAAAACAGAATAAAGAAAAATCAAATAGTTAGTTAAAAATCTCCCTATAGGGAAATACTAAAAATTTGATGGCGTTTTAGACAAATTATAAGGTTTGGAATTGGGTGGGAAAATGCGAATAGAATTACCAGTATTAGAATTAAGGCCCTATCAGGCTGAGGCTTGGGATTATCTGATGGCTCACGATACTAAAAAATCATTTATGCTTTGGCATAGACGAGCCGGCAAAGATTTGTTTGCACTTCAATACATAGTGGCAAAGGCTATTGAGAGAATTGGTAACTATTGGTATTTATTGCCTCAACAAAATCAAGTACGGAGAGCTATTTGGGAGGGTATCACTTCACCGGCTTCCGGAAGTATCAAATATTTAGATATGATACCTCCACAATTAGTTTATAAACGCAATAATTCTGAGATGAAGTTAATACTAAGGAATCCGGCAAAACCTACTGAGCCGGGTTCAATAATTTCTTTTTTGGGTGGTGATAACTATGATGCGCTTGCCGGTTCAGGTATTTGTGGAGCGGTAGTATCAGAGTTAGCGTTACAGAAACCAAATTTATATGAATTGATATTAGAGCCGATGTTAAAAGAAACAGATGGTTGGGTTATGTTTAATACCACTCCTAGAGGTGAAAATCATGCTAAAAAGATGTGGGATTTTCTAGAGAGAAATCCTAAGTATTTTACATCAAAGAAAACTATTGAAGATACTGGCGTTGTAAATCCGGCTGATTTAGATGAGGATCGTGAGAGAGGCAAGCCTGAGGAGATTATTCAGCAGGAGTATTATGTGAGCTTTGCCGGTGCTATTTATGGTGCATACTATGCAGACATAATAGCAAAATTTCACGAAAATTATGGGTTAGTGCCTTATAATAGTAATCACTTAGTACATACTATGTGGGACTTAGGTGTATCGGATAGTATGGCGATATGGTTTGTACAGTACATAGACGGTTATGTAAATGTAATAGACTATTATGAAAATCATACTTATTCACTGGGTCATTATGCTCAAGTGGTACTTGATAAGCCATATAACTATGCAGGCCACCACTTGCCGCACGATGGTGCACAGCGACAGCTAACGCCTACCGAAAAAGCTATGAGTATTCAAAATCAGCTTATACAGCTTGGCTTGAAGAATGTAGATGTAACGCCTCGTACAAATGATGTTTACGCAGATATTCAATCGGTAAGAGGTATTTTGAGCCGGTGCCGGTTTGATATGGCTCACTGTAAGGATGGTGTAATGGCTCTCAAACAATACCGGAGAGAGTTTGATGAAAATAGAAATTGTTTTAAGAATACGCCGTATCACGATTGGACTTCTCACGGTGCAGATGCTTTTAGGCTAGTGCCTATAATTGAACGCAAAATAAAAGGTCAAACTATTCAAAAAAGGAGTAAGGAATGGAACGGAAGATTTTGAAATGGGCTAAGTTAGCTCAAGATGAATTAAAATGTTTTAAAAACCTAGATGAAACGGTGGCTTATGTAGAAAAACTGGCAGAGTTAGGAATGGTACATATTGAGGAGCTATCAGATGAGCGTGGCGTAGTTGCTTATATGATTGTACCGGACTTTAGGGGTAATATGTATTGCTCAGAATTATTTATGTATGTAAAGCCTGAATATAGAGGAGATATTAAGCTTTTTAACAAGATTATAAACACAATAGAGCAGGCCGCAAAAGAAAACTCTTGTAAATTTATTACAATAGGTGCTAACATAGGCTATAGAGATGAGAAACTTTTAAAGATATTATCTCGTTATGGTTATAAACCGGACACTTTGAAAAAGGAGATATAGATGGCAACAGTATCAGCGGCGGTAATAGCGGCCTCAACATTGGCAAGTACAGGATACTCTATGTACTCAGGTCATAAACAGTTAAAAATGGCTAAACGACAACAGAGGGCTGAACAAGAACAACAGGCTCAACAACAAAGGCAGATAGCAGAAGAACAAGCTAACGCTCAAAAAGAACGGCAAGGGCTTTTAGCGGCTCAACGCTATCAAATGGGTTATGATAACAGTTATTCAACCTCAGGTACATCATCTGTAGGCAGAAGTTTAACAACAGGTGAAAGTACTTTAGGTTAGGAGTATTTAATGCTTACCGGAATGAAAATTTATGGTGCGGATTGCCCTTTTGTTTTGATTGATAAATGGATTGATACCGTAAATGCTGAATTTGGATTAAGTGATAAAAACTATGAATGCAAGCAATTTTTCTATTCAATCAAAAGCTATAGTTATTGGGCGATTGCTAACGAGGGGTATGCCGTAATGACGGAGGAGGTTGATATGTGGGGCAATAAAAGCCTCGTTGTAAAATCTTCTTATTTACTTCCAAAGTATAGGAATTTGGAAAATTTGAATGATTTACAGCACTATATTGAGGAAACGGCGCGGCAATGTGGTGCAACAACGATTGTGCAAGGTACGCATTTAGGCGATAGATTCCTTACATATCTCAAGCGTCGGGGTTATTTAACTTGTTCTATGAGAAAGGATATTTAAAATGGGTGGAAGTTCAAATCCGATAAAAAAAGTAACAAAGGCTGTAGGTAACGTTGTACACGATACCGGAAAGGCTGTAGGAAAAGCGGTTAATCAAACCGTCAAAGTTGCAGACAAAGTGGTAGATAAAGGTGTTGAAATTGGTAAGAATGTTGCAAACTCATCAATTAAAAGCATTACAGACTTAGCAAAAGGAGATATTGTAGGTAGCTTAACAAATATAGCGAATGTGGCTTCAGGTGGAACTGTGGACCTTACCGGTAGAAATCAGGGTATTGTAAATGTAAATACAAAAAAGTATATTGCAAAAGCTATGGGTACAGGTGATTTAGGAGCCTCAGGTGTAGGCTCTGTAGTCGTACCGGTAACAACAAACAAAAAAGGAAAGTCGGGTCTTGTAACTCAGCTAAGAAAAGGCAAAGGCAGTGTTGGCGGTGGCTCTTATTCAGAAATAGCTAAAAATCCTTTAGGTGGTTCATCAGGTAAGACAGGAAAGTAATATGAAAAAGACAGCAAAACAGATAATCAGAGATTGCGACAAGGCTTATCAAAAAAAAGGCAAGTGGGATAACCTCTATAAAGAAGTCTTTGAGTATATGATGCCGGCTCGTGATATTGAAAAATCACCGGGTGATGATGTTGAAAATCGTATTTATTCATCAATCGGTGAACAATCAGCAGATAGGTTTGTAGATAGAGTTCAAAATATCTTAACGCCTGTAAATGTTGACTGGATTAAATTTGAGGCCGGATATATGATAAAGCGGCAAAATGAGGGTAACGTAACAGAGGTAAATAAAGAGCTTGATAAAGTAGCTGAAATCTGTAACGTGTTCAAAAACACCTCAAACTTTGATGTATCGGCAACAGAGTTTTATTATGACTTAATAGCCGGTACGGCTTGTTTGCTTGTCTTAGAGGGTACTTATGAAAATCCGTTAAGGTTTGTAACTGTACCTATTAAAGAATTGGCTATTGCAGAGGGTATTTTTGGTGAAGTAGGTGAGGTTTATCGTAAGTTTAAGATGAAATCTGAACTTATTAAACGTCAATGGCCGGATGCAAAATACGATGATGCTAAAGGTTATGAAGATACAAAGGAAAAACAGCTTATTGAAAGTACCTATTATGATTACGATACTAAAGTATGGCATTATACGGTTATTCTCAAAGAGGGTGAAAAAATCCTTGTTGAACACGATTATAAGGCTAATCCGTTTGTAATCTTGAGATGGACAAAGTGCAGTGGTGAAGTATATGGTCGTGGTTTAGGATTAAAGTCTATCAAAGATGTAAAAACTCTTAATTTGATAATGGAATATTCATTAAGAGCTTTGGCGTTTACGATACCGGTATTTATAGCTCAACAAGATGCTAGTTTTGACCCTGACGATTTTGTGTTAAAGCCGGGTGCTTTGAATATGGTGCCTAGTACAGCGACAAATAACCCTAGTGTAACTCAATTACCGGTAAATGTTACTCACGATATTACGGCTTATAAGACAGAACAAATGGAGATGAACATTAAGCGTAATATGATGGATAGCACGATACCGAATGACCCTAGCAGAGAAATTACGGCAACAGAGATAGCTGAGAGAGCTAACGAATTAAAGGCTATTCTTAGTAACTCTTATGGCCGTATTATGAATGAGCTGTTATATCCTCTGATAAGAAGAATTGTAGAGGTGCTTCAGTATTTTGGATATATTGGTGAAGATATTGATGTACGCTCATTTAATGGTTTTGGTTATACAATTGTAGTAAATACTCAGTTGGCTAATCAGCAATCACAAACAGAGGTACAAAATACAATCAATGCACTTCAGTTATTATTCAGCTTAGATCCGCAAGGTCAATATGCTATGAAGTGCGTTGATATGAATAAGGCTGTACCGTTTATCTTAGAAAAGATGGGTGTGCCTAAAGATATAATTAACTCACCTGAAGAAATTGCCGCTTTACAAGCTCAAGAGGCTCAGCAAATGGCTCAGGCTCAAGATGCAGAAACAGAGCGACAAATAGCGGTATCAAATGCAATAGAGAAAGGAAAGGCAGATGCCAAAGAAAACAGATAAATTGATAACTATGGAGAATGATTTTAACTTCAGAGTATCAATGTTTCAAAAAGTTTTTGGTACAGATGAGGGAAAGCAAGTCTTAGACTATTTAGGGCGTGTATGGAGCTTACCTGTACCAAGTTTTAACCCTCACTCTGATTATTGGGTGATGGGTAAATATAGAGCATACCAAGAGATATGCAAACTTGTTAATACACCATTAAAGAAAGGAAAAAATAATGATTGATAACGAAGCAGAATTAAACGGCGATGATGCAGATGATGCTATTGAGAATGCTGCAACGGTAGATGGTGCAGACACTCAAGAGCAAGAATTTACACCGCCTGATGGTATGGAGGCAGAGCTTTACGAAAAAGGTGCTCTTAGTGCTGATAAAGTAAAAGAACGTATTGAGGCCTTAAAATCTGAAGTACAGAGTGCTAAGACAAATGAGGCAAATATGCGTAAAAAGCTCTCAACAAAAGGTACTGTACCTGAAAAAGTAGAAGATTATGGCGAATATACCCCTGATGAGGCTTATAAAGAGTATTATGAAAATGAGGACTATAAAGAGGGTTTAGAGGCTAACTTAAAAGCTATTGATAAACTTGCTTTTGATAATGGTATGACAAAAGACCAGTGTAAGGCTATAAAAGATGCTTTTAATAAGCTAATTGTTGAAAACGGTATTGTTGAAGATAAAGCAACTATTGAGGCCCGGAATCAAGAATATATCAAGGCTGAAATGGAAAAGTTAGGCAGAGATGCTGTACAGGTTATTACAAAGAACGTTGAATTTGTAAAGAACGATAACCGCTTTAACGAAAACGAAAAAGAATTTTTGTTAAATATGATGGATACAGGTGGTGCAGTAGCCGTAACTATCGTAAATAAAATGCGTTTAGGACACGGTGGAGAGTTTGCCGGTGATAACATTATACCGGCTTCAGGTTCTTCAGGTGGAATACCTAGCGATACTGATTTAGCCCGTGAATACTACAATAGCGAAACCTCAAGTGCTCGCCGTGCTGAAATTATTAAACAGCGTATTGAGGCAGGCCGTACCGGCAAATTACCACAACCTGATAAAATTTAAGTTGACAATGGCAATTATTATGTTTTAAATAAAGATAGATGGATAAAAACCCTCAGGAAAAAGGCTCTAATGGTTTTCCATCCCTTGAGTAAAGAGGCTTTATTTTTTGAAATCTTTATTTTGGTTTAACTTTAATGAGGATTAAATAAAATGAGTAGAAAAATCTCACAAGTCTTTCAAGACTTCTATGATGCAGAAGTTAAGAGAGCATACGGTGATGTTTCTAAACTCCAAGATAAGGTCTATACTTCAGGCCGTATTGTTGGAAAACGTGTAGCATTCCGTAAAAAAGGACAGGGTATGGCAACTCGTCATATTCCGGGAGCTGATGTAACAGCTATGAACGTTGACTATAATCAAGTATGGTGCGACTTGGAGGACTGGGAAGCATACGATTATGTTGACAAGTTTGATGCTAAAAAAATCAACTTTGATGAAGTAACTGAACTGGCAGAAGTGGCCGCTGATTGCTTAGGTTTGCGTATTGACCAGATTATCATTGATAAAATGAATGATGGCTATGATAGTACAAATATGCAGGTTGGCTCAGCAAGTGCCGCTTTAACAGTTGACACTTTGATTGATGCTTGTGAAAAACTTAACGCAAATAACGTACCGGAAACGGATCGCTTTTTTGCTCATAGTGCTTCACAACTCAAAGATTTGCTGAAAACAACTCAAGTAACAAGTGATGACTATAATACAGTTAAAGCTCTTGTTAATGGTACATTAAATACCTATATGGGCTTGAGATTTGTTCTTATTGGCAATCGCTCTGAGGGTGGACTTCCGAAACCGTCAGGAACTTCTGTAAAAGGATTTATCTGGCACAAGAGAGCTATGGGCTTTTCTAAGGCTCAAGACCTTGAAACGTCTATGGATTGGATTCCTGAAAAACGTGCTTATTTAGTTGGTGGCGACTTCTCAGCAGGTGCAGTCGTTATTGACGATAAGGGCGTTGTAGGTGTAGTATCTAAGACAGCATAAGGAGGATATTATGGCTTTTAATCGTGAAAAATTGGCTTGCTATGCAAATAATGCTCGTACTGGCGTTACTCCGGCTTACTGGAAATACGACAATACGGCAGGAGATACCGTAACAGCCGCTGGGTTCTTTGACGATAATCGTATGAGTGTAAACGATATTGTAGAAGTTCTTGGCTCTAATCACGCAGAAACAAGATATTATGTATCTGCGGTTGCAAATGGCAAAGCAACAGTAACAGCTGTAGCTTAGTATAAAGGGGAGGGCAACCCCTCCCCGATTTTTTAATAGGAGGTAGATGTGGATACATATAATGCAAGTGATATTAAATATGCGGCGATGAGTTTATTAGGCAGGACAGATAAACCGGACTTTGTGACATCTACTGAGCCTGATGTTCAAAAGATAAATTTTTTATACCCTCAGATTATGTATCATACGCTTCAAAGGTACCGTTGGGGGTTTGCTCGTCAATATGCAGAATTAACAAAATCAAATTTAACAGGTGGCAGATATAGAAACAACTTTACTTTACCATCTGATTTTATCTATTTAAGAGGGTGTTTTTCAGATAATAAATACAGGGCCTCTATCCGTGAAAGAGAATTAAATGTAGTTGATAACGTTATAAACACGGATAGCGAAACTTGCTTTATTGAATATACAAGGTATGTAGATGAAACAAAACTCCCTATGTATTTTATTGAATATATAAAGGTTAAGTTGGCCTTTGATGCTTGTATAGATGTTACCGGTGATACTGAATTGTTGCAGGTATTAGATAATAGAGAGCGTTTTGAGTGGATAAACGCAACTAACATTGATGCAAGACAGCAAAGAGTAAGAGAGGTTGATACCGGTGTTTTTATTGATGTAAGGAGATAAAGATGCCTCGTACGGTTCAAAAGAAAATCAAATTTACAAAAGGAATGATAACTCCGGCACTTATAGAGCGTACGGATTTACCTATGTATGACAGCTCAGCACAAGAGATAAAAAACTATGTTTGTACGCCTTACGGTGGCTTTAGAACTCGTAGGGGTACTCGTAAACTTCAAAAACTCGATTTAGCAGAGAAGTTAAGATTTAGCAGTATAACCGGACAAGGTACTTTTTCAAATAATAACTATGTGAGCGGCTCGCTTGCAAACTTAAATGATGGTGATACTATTGTTACCTTTGATATTGGAGCTTCTAATGTTAAATCTGAGGCTAACATATATTTAAATAATGTTAAACTGGATTATACTAAACCTAAACTAACGGCTACTTTTGCGGAAATCGGTACACAGTATCAGGCCGCTTTAACCGGTGTAACAATTAATACAGCCGGAGCAGGATTTAATGGCACGTTATCAGTAACTGGTAATGTATTGAGTGGAAAAACTACCATAACCCCGACACTCAGTAATCTTGGAGCGATAACATCTGTAGCTTTTACAAGTGCCGTATATAAGTATCTTCCTCAAACACCTCAGAATGTTACAGTATCGGCTATACCTCCTGAATGTGAACTAGGATTTAGTGTATCGGCTGATGGTACACACTGGTCTAATGAAGAACGCTATACCGTAACAAATACAACTATCCCATCAATTAAACTCAAGGCAAAAAATTGTCGGTATTTAAGAGTTAAGTATTACGGAGCAGGTCTTAAAACTCAGCTTCGCATGAGTAATTTGTATGCAAAGTATGAATTTTACAAACTCATACCTTTTGTTTATAACACCACTCAAACAAACATGATTGTAGTGGCTGAAAAAAAGATATTAATTTTCGAGAATGAGCAACTTGTAAAAACAATCAATATATCATCAGGCCTTAAATTTAAGAATTTGAGAGCTGTAAAATACACTCAAAATGAAGATGTTATTGTGTTTACAGAGGCAGGAGTAGCACCTCGTGAATTAAGGCGTACATTAAATGACTGGGTTTTCCAGAGTTTTCCGCTGAAAAATATACCTTTTCACAATTTTAATGGAGAGGTAACAACGGCAAAAACGGTAGGTATAACTCCTAGCGGTGTACAAGGTGCAGTAACATTAACCGCTGATAGTGATGTTTTTGATGCAAACTATGTAGGACAGCAAATTGATGCTAATGGTGGCCGTTTTAAGGTAACAGAGTATGTAGATGCTAAAAAAATCATAGGTTATACTATTATACCGTTTCTCAATACTGATAAAATAACAAACTGGACTTATATTACAGGTTGGGAGCGTTGTTGGTCGGCGGCTCGTGGTTGGCCTATTACTTGCTTATTCTATCAACAAAGGCTATGGTTTGGTGGATCATCTCAGAGGCCGTCAACTATATGGGCCTCTCGTACCGGTATTTATAATGACTTTAATAATGCCGGTAACTATGATAACGATAGTATCAATCAGGACTTAAATACTGAAAATCAGATAGTGAATTTACTCTCTAACCGTGGTTTACAGATATTCACTTCAGGAGATGAGTGGACAGCGGCAGAGGGTGCTTTAACGCCTAACGCCTTTGCGGTTGTAAAGAATACATCAAACGGCTCAGATATAGGTTTGACACCGAAAAATCTCGGCGGTGTTACATTGTTTATTGAAAAGAATGGTAAATCACTCTTGAGCTATGTATATGACTACAATCAGGCGGCCTATAAAACTTCAAACATAGGAATCTTGAGCGCTTTAATCAATGAGCCGGTAGATATGGAAATTGATGATAACTCCTCGCTTGATGAGGGTGATTATCTGTATGTAGTATTAAAAGATGGCCGTATGCTTGTAACCTCAATTAACTTTGAACAAGAAATAAATGCTTCAAGTATTTTTGAGGTTGTTGGTGAGATCCAATCAGTATGTAACCTTATTAACGAAACCTATTTATTAGTAACAATCAATGATGATACCTATTTAGAGCTAATTGATGACAAAGTAAAAACAGATTTGACAATAGAGCAGTATGTAGGACAAACGATAACAGGCCTGAACGATTATGAGGGTCGATACATCAATGTATATACCGATACTGAGGATTATGGCAAATATCTTGTTGAAAATGGTACGGTAACTCTGAGATATGAGGCAAATGAAAACTGTAAGATAGGATTTTCATTTAGCTCACGGCTTGAAAGTAATGATGTTGCTATCAATGGCCGTAGTACATCTATGTACAAAAGAATAGCTAAAGCAGTAATAACGACAAATAAAACTAACAGAATAAAGCTCAACGGAGTAGAAAAAGTATCAAACAATGATATATTTGACTTTTTTGCTGTTAGTTCGTATGGTAAGAGAGTAAGGTTATAATTGAAAGTGAATTTAACAGGGTAGAGGTATTATCGGTACTTTTACAAATTAACTATGGAGCAGGCTAATGGATTACAACGGATTATTAAGCACTATATCAGGTGATGATATAAATAGCTATGTAGGCACTCAAACAATGGCTAGTGGGTTTGCTTCAATGGCAAACGCTTATATCAACTATGGAGCACTGAAAGTAGAAGCCGGTAACTTAAATATACAGGCAACAGATAAATATTTACAAGCGGATCAAGTAGAACTACAAGCTCAAGAGCAAGCAAATGCTTTGAGAAAACAATTTATAGGTGCTATAGGTAATGCTACTTATAATGCGGCCGCTCGTGGCGTTAAAGTTAGCTCGGCTAATATTCAGCAGAATATTGAACAATCATCTAAAGAAGTTGATGAGGATATACGCAAGTCTAAGAAATCGGCTAAAATGCAAGCTGAAAATTTAAGGATGCAAGGCGAAAGTTTAAGAACACAGGCTAAGATGACTAAACAAGGTGCAAAATCGGCCCTTGTTTCCGGTGTTTTGGGTGGTATATCTGATTTAGCTTTGGGCTATGGAATATACAATAGCGGTGCAGTAGAAAGTAAAGTACCTGTACCTACAAGAAAGCCTACAAGGGGGTAATAATGAGAGCAGAGGGCGGACAAATATATGAGGGTAACAGATTTAGAACATCTGTAACGGAATCGGCAAGAGGGCGTGTTGATGTAAGCAATCTTGCAAACAAAGGCGTACAAGAACAGCTTGACCGTAATAAACAGCAAGCTCTTATCCTGTATGAGCAAGGGTTAAAATTAACAGCCTCTCAAAGTATGGAAGAAGCGTATAATAATTATCAGAATGATCCTGAAAGTTTAAAATCAGAACTTGACAAGATAAGCGAAAAAATGACCGCTGAAATACCTGATATGCAAACAAAGGTAGTTTTTAGAGCAAACTTTATTACACAATCCGGTAGTTTAATTAACAGAGCACAGGCAAACTATGATAAAATACAATATCAGAAGAAAAAAAGCTCATATTTTGATACTATACAGGCAAACAATAAGAGTATTGCGATGGCTCTTAATAATGCTTTTAACGGCACTGGTACGGCTGATGATTTGGTAAATTATCAAACAGCTATTAAGCAGAATATTGACCTGATAAACTCTCGTAACGATGATGGTACTTATATTTTTACAGATGCTCAGCGATTGAGTATGTCAAATGCCGTAGATAAGTTGGCCGCTGAAAGTTTTAGTAATGCCTTAAACGATATGGATGATGATAAAAGAACTCAAACACTTGAGGCTTTAAATAAAGATAGTATGATACTTTTGCAAGGTGAAGAAGATGGAGAAGTAAAACAGCTCAATCTAAAAGATGCTTTTTCGCCTGAAATTTACGCAGATATGAAGAAATCGGCAACTATTCTTGATAATAAGATAAAAAAACAACAGCTCGCTGAATACAATTTAAACAAAAGATATTCTCAAATGATGCTGAATATAGACCCTAGTGAACAAAATTATAAAATATGGGAATTTTATCATAGAGATGCGACAGAGGAAAAAAAAGCGCAAATGAGAAAGATGGCCGGTTTTATACCTGATGAGGAAACAATCACAACATTTGAGGGGTATTCTGATGCTTATAATGCTATTAAAGAATTAAGCAGTTGGCCGAATGATACACAAGAAGAAAAAGAAGCTATAATGACACAAGCATCAAATATTGTACAAAGACTTCACCTTAGCAATCATAGAAAAAACGAAGATGGAAAAGTATTTATCGGAAGCAAAGATTTAGAAAAATTAAAACAAAGTATAAATAATTTATTAGTTGATGATGTATATAAAGAACAAATATCAAAATTACCGGATATGTCAACATTTTCTAAACTAATGAACATAGGACAGCCTGATGATATAAAACCTATTGATGTTTTACCGGGAGCAAGAAAGATAAGGGGTATGGGTAGGGCTATAACAGCTAAATCAGAGATAGGGAAAATAGGTCAAAAAACAATGGCTCTTGTACAAGATATAGCACAAGATCCTAGCATACCTCCTGAAACAAAAGAAAAAGAAATAAGTAAAGTATACAAAAATGGTGTTGAGGAGGCAATAAAAGCAAAATACTATTGGATACCTGATTTACAACAACCTCTTGTAAAAGATGAAACAATCATAAATATAAATGGTACTCAGTACTTATATAAAGGTATTGGTGATGATATTTTTTTGGAGATTAAAGAATGAATTTAAAAGATGCGGAAGATTATGAGTTTTCTGAGCAGGATATGTATAAACCTCTAAAACATATATCTTTATCAGAGGCGGACAGTACAGAAACATTTAAATTTAAGCCGTTTGAGTATGAAAGAGGTGTTGTAACAAAGACCGCTCAAGGTGTTATTGACACTATCAGAGATATGCAGGATTTACCTGAACAGGTTAAAATATTTGGTAAAAGAATAAGTTTTGGTTTTGGCGGTTATTTTGGAGATACACCGGAAGAAACAGAGCGTAAAAAACTTAACTTAGTAACCGCAGAGCGTAACCTAAACGAAGCTCAAGCGGAGCGTTACAAATTCAGCTCACAAAAAGAAACAGAAAGCCTAGCGTATGGTGTTGGCGGAGGTATTGTAAACTATGGTACTATGCTCATACCGGCAGGATTAGTAGGCGGTGGCCTTAAAGCGGTAGGTGCAACAGCAAAGGCGGTAAGTGTAGGTGCTGAGGCCGCCGGTTTAATAACGATGGGAGGTATGGAGTTAGCAGGGCAAGT